CCTGCCTCTCTCTCTCCGACTGAATCGAGACCGATGCTTGACAGTCCGTTCTTAACCCGACCCAATCCAAATCAATGACAACTAAAACCAAATCATCCAAGAAGCTTGTGGGGAATTTGAAACCTCGGCTACATTCGCCATTCCTAAAAGGTGAAACACGCGGTGATCAGATAGCAGAACTAGCTGAGAAGATTGGTCAGCCTTTATTGGCGTGGCAGAAATTGATTCTGGACGATATGTGTCGTGTGGATAAGGATGGGCTGTTTGTTCGCAAGTCAAATTTGCTTTTAATAGCTCGACAATCAGGAAAGTCACATTTAGCCAGAATGAGGTGTCTTGCAGGTTTATTTTGCTTTGGTGAGAAGGACATCTTGATTATGTCCTCTAATAGATCAATGGCAATGAAGTCTTTTAACATTATGGCTGACATCATTGAAAGAAATGACTTTTTGCGAGTTCAGCTTAAAGATGGAGACATCAAGAAGGGCATTCGCAGAACTAACGGCGATGAAAGAATCATCCTTGCCTCTGGTGCTCAGCTTGAAGTACGCGCTGCGACTAGCGATGGAGCTCGCGGCATGTCTTGCGACTATTTATGGATTGATGAGCTCAGAGAGGTATCAGAAGCTGCAATGGACGCTGCAAAAAGCGTAACGCTTGCCAGAGTCAATAGCCAGCGTCTATTTACTAGCAATGCTGGTGATGCATTCTCAAAAGTTTTGAACGATCTCCACGATTCTTGTAAGCACTACCCGCCTAAGTCTTTAGGTTATTACGAATACTCAGCTCCAGAGTTTTGTGACATTTGGGATCGTAAAGCTTGGGCTATGGCCAATCCTTCGCTTGGCTATTTAATTTCGGAGCAAGCAATTGAGGAAACGATTGCAACATCAACTCCAGAAGCAGCACGAACAGAGACACTTTGTCAATGGATTACCAGTTTGTCTTGCCCTTTCAGCACTGAGGTGCTTGAAAACAGTTCAGATAGCACTCTTGAAATGTCTGTTGGGGCTTATACTGTATTCGGATTCGATGTCAGTCCGTCTCGTAGGAACGGATCATTAGTCGCAGGACAACTTCTTCCAGATGGACGGATTGGCATCGGTATCCTTGAAACTTATAGCTCTCAAGTTGCAATTGATGAATTAAAGATGGCAGCAGCTATTAAAGGCTGGTGCGATATTTATCGTCCAAGACTGGTCTGCTTTGATCGTTATGCGACTCAGACAATTGCTGACAGATTGGCTCAAAGCGGCGTAATGGTAGAAGATGTATCAGGCCAGCAGTTCTATAAAGCTTGTGGAGACCTCTTAGAAGGTATGACTAATCTACGAGTAGTTCATAATGGCCAGAAAGAACTTATTGAGCAATTTACAAATACGGCGGCTAAACAGAACGATTCAGCCTGGAGAATCATTAAACGTAAATCCGCAGGCGATATTAGCGCGCCAATTGGACTTGCAATGGTAGTTAGCAAGTTAATGCTTCCGTCACCCAAACCCCAAATTTATACCTAGACACACCTTGCGTGGTATGTCAAATACTTGACATGTGCTACCATTTATGTCTATGGGTATCTTTTCGCGTAAGTCACAAGTTGTCGAAGCGCAATATGCACCGCAAGTCATGGGCGAAAATATGCCCAGTCTTTACAATGCAATTTTTGCTCGCGTTTCACGTCACGATGCTATGTCAGTTCCTAGCGTTGCAAGAGCTCGTAATTTAATTTGTGGAACAGTTGCATCAATTCCTTTAGAGTATTACAAAACTTCAACTGGAGAAGTAATTTCTGCTCCTCGTTGGATTAAACAACTTTCTAAAAATCAACCATCATTTGTCACTCTGACATGGTGCGTTGATAGTCTCTTGTTTTATGGCGTATGTTATCTTTTAGTTTCTGAGCGTTATCAGGAAGATGGACGGCCAGCTTCCTTTGAATGGGTTGCTAATTCTCGAGTTACATTTACTACTGATCTTGAAGGCATCATGGTCACTCAATACTATGTTGATATGAAGCCAATCGACATGAACGATATTGTGACAATTCAAGGATTTGATGAAGGCGTATTGGATCGTGGAAGTCGCACAATTCAAGCGGCGATTGACGTAGAGCGCGCCGCAGCAGTTAATTCTGCACAACCACAACCTGCTGGATATATTCGAAATAACGGCGCAGATTTACCACCTAATGAAGTACAAGGATTGTTGTCTGCTTGGAAGCGCGGCGCACAAACAAATTCAACTCGTTATTTAACTTCCACTTTGGAATATAATGCAGTTTCATTTAGCCCCAAAGACATGATGTACGTAGAGGCAATTAGATCACTCAGCACGCAAATTGCCAGAACTATGAACGTTCCTGCTTATTTATTGTCTAGTGAAGATAATCAGAGCATGACATATAGCAACGTTCAAGATGAAAGAAAACAATTTTATGCGATGTCTATTGAGCCATTTATACAGGCAATTCAATCTCGCCTTTCAATGGATGATATTTCAACGTCAGGACACGAAGTCAAGTTCTGTGTTGGAGATACATTCTTAAAACAAGACCCACTTGTTGAAATTCAGGTACTTGAAAAATTACTGAGTCTTGGACTAATTACAACTGAACAAGCAATGGCAATGACGGATTTAACACCAAACGGAAGTGCAGGAATCTAATGGATCAACTAATTATTGAAGCATCATCAATTGAGTGCAATGAAGATCGCCGCGAAATTTCAGGCAAGATTGTGCCAATGGGAACAGGCGAAATCGGCAACACTAATATGGGCGGTGTTGTTTTTGAAGCAGGGTCAATTGAAATCAACGACCCATCAAAAATTAAATTGTTATCTCAACACGATGTAAAAAAGCCAGTTGGACGCATGATTACTGCAACAGTTCGACCAGATGGAATTTATGCAACATTTAAGCTTTCAAGATCAACAGGCGGTAATGATGCACTAATTCAAGCACAAGAGGGATTGGTTTCAGGTCTTTCTGTTGGTGCGGAACTAATTGCATCAAAGCCTTCACGCGATGGACACATCGTTGTTTCATCAGCACGACTCAAAGAAGTTTCTCTAGTTACAGAGCCAGCATTTAAGTCTGCTCAAGTACTTGAGATTGCAGCAGAGGAAATAATCCCTGCTGAACCAACACAACCAGAAAGCGAGCCCATTGTGGAAGAAACCACTCAGGCAGAAGCTCCAGCAGTTGAAGCGGCAGCAGTAGAAGCGGCTCGCCCAACAGTTGCAGTTACTAATGTGCGCGAGCGCATTGCACCAATTTCATCAGCACAGTACCTAGAAGCTAATATCAAGGCAGCAATGGGAGATGATGAGTCTCGCCGCGTAATTCGCGCAGCAGATGATTCAACTTCAACAAATACTGGTTTGACTTTGCCGTCACACCTAAACACTTTTCTAACAGATACATTTTCAGGACGCCCAGCGTTCAATGCTGTAACTCGCGGATCACTTGCAGGAATCACAGGAATGTCATTTACAATTCCACGCCTCTACACAAATGCTTCATCAGCAAACGTTGCACCAACAGTTGCAGCAGTTAATGAAGGCGCAGCAACATCAGAAACTGGAACGACAAGCGCCTATGATACGATTTCGATTCAGAAGTACAGTGGCCTTAACGAGGTATCTTTTGAGCTCATTGACAGAAGTTCTCCTGCGTTCATGGAAGTTCTTATGGCAGAACTTCGCAAGGCATACGAAAAGGCAACAGATACAGCGCTTATTTCTGCGTTTGGAACTTCAGGAACAGCAGCTGCAACAACAGCTGCAACAGCAGCAGGAGTTCAGTCATTTATTGCAACTGAATCAGCAGCAGCATACAAAGGAACTGGCGGCGAGTACGCCAGCAAGCTAGTAGCATCAACTGATGTTTGGGCAGCCTTAATGGGTTACACAGATGACAACAAGCGTCCTTTATACGCAGCAGGAAATCCTCAAAACAATTCAGGTGCAGTTTCAGTTGGATCAAATGTTGGAAACGTACTTGGTACAGACCTCATTGTGGATCACAACATCACAACTGCAGGCGTCATTGATGATTCAATGTTCCTAGTTGCTCCAGGTTCTGTTTATACATGGGAATCACCAGCAACCGAACTTCGCGTTAATTTACTTGGAACTGGTCAAATCCAGATTGCACTATATGGTTATCTTGCAATTTACGTTGGCAAATCAGGTAAAGGCGTACGCCGCTTTAACCTTACTTAATAAGTAAGGAACACTAAGTCGCTCTGAGGGGTAGTAGCCCTCTACCCCTCAGAGTCTTTAGAAAGGAATGGGAATGTCACTCTGCACAGTAGCCGAGCTTAAAAGCGTACTTGGCGTAGGCTCATTATATTCAGACGCGACAATTCAAGAAGTGTGTGACGCAGCAGATGCAGTCCTACTTCCAATGCTTGCAGTTAAAACAGCATTTCCAACAGCGCACTCTAAAACAACAACAAGTGCAACACTTTACTTTGATGATATACAAGATTTTATTGTAGGGGATTCAGTAGTTATTGCTAATTGTGGATCAGCATGGAATGGGACTAAAACATTAACAGCAGTAAGTGACTATTCAATTACTTACACTATAAGTGCTGCAACTGCAATAGATAAAAACACAATTTTTCCTGCTGGTTTAGTTACTGGTGATATTACAACTGACTGGACTTTAGACGCTGCTGTACAAAATGCTGCCGTAATGGTCAGCACAGAAATCTGGCAATCTAGAACCGCTACCCTTTCAGGTTCTAACCTTGTCGATTTCCAGCCTTCCCCTTACCGAATGAGCGCACAGCTTCTCGCTAAGGTGCGAGGATTGATAGCCCATGCACTTGACTCTCGCAGCATGGTGGGCTAAATGCCAACACCAGCCATAACTACTCTTAGAACTACTTTAGCAACTGCCTTAGTTGATAACACTCGATGGCAGACTTTTGCTTTTCCCCCAGCAACAGTCCTCGCTAATTCAGTTATTGTCAGCCCAGACAATCCGTATTTAACCCCCAATAATAATTCACAAATTTCAATTAGTCCTTTTGCCAATTTCAAGCTGATTATCACATGTCCTCTTTTTGACAATGAAGGTAATTTGAATGGCATAGAAGATTTTGTAGTTCGAGTGTTTAATCTTCTCGCCGCATCTTCTTTCACATATAATGTAAGTGCAATTAGCGCACCTAGCGTTCTCAATGCTGCTTCGGGAGACCTTCTCAGTTGCGAGATGTCCGTATCAATCCTAACAAGTTGGAGTTAATCATGTCCGATAACGACAAAGCAAACGCAGAATGGCTCGTGCGAATCGGTCAAGCTGCAACAGCACCAAAACCAGTCACTAAGAAAGATGAGGAATAATCATGGCACAGGGAATAGTAAATAAGGTTGGATTCAAGGTTGGCACAACAGACCCTGCCTCAATCGATCTTAGCGCGTATGTAACAAGTTTCACATTGACTCGTTCTGTAGATCAGATTGAGACCACAGCGATGAACGATACAGGGCATCGTTTTGTGGCTGGACTAGAAAATAATCAGATTACTGTGGAGCTCATCAATGATGATGCAGCATCTGCTGTACTCCAGACAATGAACACACTTTTTAAGACAAACGCTTACTTCAAGTGTGCTTTGAATGGTTCAGCAGCAGGTTCAGCAGCCAATCCATTTTACAGTGGGCTAATCTTGGTTGATTCAATTACTCCAATTAACGGAGCTGTTGCTGATTTAGGCGTACAGTCTTTGACTTTTCAAGTCTCAGGCGCAATCACAGTAACTACAACAGGTTCATTCTAATCAATTAAACAAAGGGGCAAATCATGGCAAAGTTAAAAATTACATTCGAAGATGGAAAAGTAGTGCAAGGGGAAATCACGCCTCTTATTGAATATATTTTTGAATCGCATTACAAGATGGGGTTTCACAAGAGCTTTCGTGAGGAAGAACTTCAGACCCAAGTGTATTTTTTAGCTCATGAAGTTTGTAAGCGGCTAGGTGAGCCAGTAGATGCAAGGTTAGAGACTTTTATCGGCACTCTAAAAAGTGTTGAGGTATTAGACTCAGACCCTTTAGCTTAAAGCGAGATTTGCCTTTCACCTATCTAATCGCTCGGTTGAGTATTAGATTGCAAATCCCGCCACAGCAGTTACTTGAGTTAGACCCAATAATGCTCCAAGCCTTGTTGCAGGGTCTTAAAGATGAAGCAAAGGAGATAGAGAATGCCAGTAGAAGTAAAGGGCGTAATCGCACTCCGTAAGGCTCTCAATGCCTATGCTCCAGATTTGGCTAAAGAATTAACTGCTGAGATTACAAAATCTTTGAAAGTTATCCAAAAGGATGCAAGAGGGTTTGTGCCTAATAGAGCTCCAGGTGGTTTATACAACTGGGATGATAATGCTTCTGGCAAAACTATCACTGCTAAGACTTCCATGTTTAGAACTTTTAATACAGAGGGTCGGTTGCGCATGTTTCCTTTATACAATGCTTCAACTATTAAAAAGGGCATTGTGTATCGAACAGGTTATGGGAAGCCTAACTCTAAAGGTTTTAGATCATTATTCAGAGTTAAGAATAGTTCAGCAGCTGGTGCAATTTATGAGACTGCTGGTCGAGCTAATCCAAATGGTGACCCAAGAAGCAAATCCAATAACCCTAATGCTGGTGCTAGATTTGTTCAACAGGGTGCTCTTTATGGTCGCAAATCAAGTGCTGGAGACATGCGTGGTCGTGTTATATTTCGCGCTTGGGAACAAGATCAAGGGAAGCAATTGGCTTATATTATGAAAGCAATTGAAATTACCAGCATGAAATTTAATAAGAGAGCAACTGTCAGTAGTTCTAAGGCTTCCGCATGAGCAATATAGTCATTGATTTAGCAGCGGAATTCACTGGCAAAAAGGCTTTTAAGCAAGCACAGAATTCTACTACCAGTCT